CTAGTTTCTTGGTGGCAGTTAGGTGAAAATAGTAGTTTTACTAATAATTGGATATGCGCAGATGAAAAAAGCAGCAATAACGGAACTTCTGCAAATATGGGTGTAGACGCATTAACAAACGGCGTAGCTACAACAGCTAATGGAACCTCAACTGGAATGGCGGTTGGAGCTTTAGTAGGTGATGCGCCATATAGTACAGCTAATGCAATATCAAGTGGGATGGCAGTTACAGCTAGAGGAACAGATGTACCACCTGGTATTGAAGTAGACTTTTTAGTCATAGCTGGAGGTGGTGGTGGTGGTAGTGACCCTGGTAGCGGCTGGGGTGGCGGTGGTGGAGCCGGAGGCTACCGTAATTCCTACAATAATGAAACTTCTGGAGGCGGTAGTTCTGCTGAAAACAACTTATTATTATCAGCCAACACAAATTATACAGTAACAGTTGGAAATGGTGGAGCTGGTGATACAAATGGCCAAGATTCTGTATTTGCTACTATAACATCTGTTGGTGGTGGAGCTGGTGGAGCGTCTCCAACTGACCCAGCTAACAATGGTGGTTCAGGTGGTGGAGCTGCAAGAAACAATATTGGTGGAAATGGCACAGGTACCGCGAATCAAGGTTTTGATGGTTCTGCTACTACAAGTGTAGCTAAAGCTGGAGGTGGTGGTGGAGCTGGCTCCGCGGGTGGCTCAGGTGTTGGCTATGGTTATCCTAACTCTCCTGATGCAGATGGTGGTATAGGTTTAGAGTCTTCAATAACAGGAATCGCTGTTAAGAGAGGTGGTGGAGGTAGCGCACCTTATGGTGGTGCTGGAACTTGGGGTGGCGGTGAAGCGCCAGATGGTGTCGTATCAAGCTCAGGAACACCAAACACAGGTGGTGGTGGAGCTGGAAAAAGAAACAGCGGTACTGGAGCTTCAGGTGGTTCAGGAGTTGTAATATTGAGATATTCAAATTTAAAAACTATTACTGTAGGCTCAGGACTAACAACTACTGGAGAACAATCTGATGGTGATAATAAATACATAGTGTTCACAGCTGGAACTGGGAATATTTCTTTTAGTTGATAAATCGTAAAAAATATTAACTTTGTAAAAAACAAAAAAATGGCAACAACTTATGTAGTAATTAACCTATCTGACACGAACTCAGTTCTATTTAGTCAGGTGAACCAATCTTCTGCTCAAACAATGAGAAGAAATGTAGCAAACACTCAAGGAGTTTTATCGTTTCAGGTAGAGCCTTCTTTTATCACTAACGGGTCGTTAGTTCCAGTAGGGACTTATACTCACGAAGAGATATTAGTTTTACTAGCTACTCCAGAATGGACACCTACAGACCCTGAGTAGTGACTTATAAAAAAAAGATAACAACAAAAAGACCTGGGGTACATTCTAAAAATGCATCTAAAGGGCAAACGGCATACAAACCAAAATATCGTGGTCAAGGCAGATAATATGGAGGAAACTATCTTAATAGCTTTGGTTTCAGCGCTTGGAGTCAAGGAGATATGGAATATAATTAAAAAGAAGATTGACATCAACGCTAAAAAAGAAGATGATCAAATAGGTAGACTTACGGAAAAAATTAGCAGCCTAGAAGTAAAGATAGATGAACTCATTCAAGAAAACCTCAACCTTAAAGTAAAGGTGGCTAAGATGGAAGAAAGAATATTATTAACAGCTAAAAACAGAGTAAAAAAATGAAACTATCTAAAAATCTATCTCTTGCTGAAATGCTTAAAAGCGGCACCGCTAGCAGAAGAGGTATAGACAATAGTCCTACTGAAGAACATATTGAGAATATGAAAGTATTTGCTGAGAAGATATTTCAGCCGATTAGAGACCATTTTGGAGTTCCTTTCAACATTAGTAGTGGTTATCGTTCAGAAAACCTTAATAAAGCCATAGGAGGTGCTCATAAGTATATAGATGGTGAGTATGTAGCTACTTCACAACATTGTAAAGGAGAGGCTGTAGATTTAGATAGAGATCACACTACCGACCCTAATAATGCTGAGGTATTTCATTATATAAAAAATAATTTAGACTTTGATCAATTAATTTGGGAGTTTGGAACAGAAGAAAATCCTTCCTGGGTTCACGTAAGTTACAACGTAGACGGAAAACAAAGAGGTCAAATACTAGTGGCCTATAAAGACGATAATAACAGAACCAAATACAAAGTCTATGGAAGAGAAAATTAATCAGCTTTTACAAGGTCAGGCTGTAATGCAAAATCAGCTAAAAGAAATTAGCAAGCAAAAAAACGACCACGAAAAAAGAATCAGAAGTTTAGAAAAGAAGTTCTGGACATCCATAGCAGTGCTTTTAACAGGAATAGGAACATTTATAGAAGGTTTATTTTTACACAAATGATAGAAGAAAAAACAGAATTTCAAAAAATGCTAGAAAAATTAGAAAACAAACCAGTTCCAGAAAGAACGTGTGACATACACGATGAAACTTGTGAAAGCTGTTCAGGATGAAAAAAAAACTCAAAGACACTAAGTTAGGTCAATTTCTAAAAGATAAAGCACCAAAAGTATTAGACATTGTTGGAGACGTTTTGCCTTCGTCTGGAACCTTGGGAATTGTAAAAAACATTATACAAAAAGACCCTGATTTAACACCAGAAGAAAAAGACCAAATTCATCAGCAAGTAGTAGAGCTTTACAAATTAGAAGTAGATGATAGAGACTCAGCTAGAGAACGAGAAGTTGAGTTAGCAAAAGCAGGAAAGTTTGATTTAATGTTTAATTTAACAGGTTTGGTTGGGTTGACTTGTTTTTCTTTCTTAGTTTATGCCATTGTTTACTTACAGGTTCCTGAACATAATAAAGAAATTTGGATCCATCTAATTGGGGTAACAGAGGGAATCGTGTTGAGTATTTTCGGTTATTTCTATGGTTCTTCAGCATCAAGAAGAAAATGATTATCTTTGTAAAGATAAATTAAATCAAATGAAATTAGAAGAAAAAGAATTAAAATCTTTGAGAGATTTAAACTCGGAGTTTCAATCACTTAAAGTACAATTAGGAGAGCTGTCAATACAAAAAAATTCAGTTCTTAAAAGAGTCGATTCAATAAGAGTTGAATTTGAATCACTTGAAAATGAATTAATAAAAAAATACGGAGAAAAGTCTGTAATTAACTTAGAACACGGAACAGTAACACAAAAAGAAAATGGCTAAAATAAGTAACACTACTAACTATCCAACTAAAGGAAGTCCTGCAGGTACAGATTATGTAATAGGTACTGATGCATCGTCTAAAGAAACTAAAACTTTTACCTTACAAAGTATAGCTAATTTATATGCAGGATCTGGTTCAGGTACAGTTACTAGTGTTGGCTTAAGTGGTGGAACAACAGGTCTTACTATAACAAGTGACACAACAAGTCCAATAACTACAACAGGCACATTTACTATAGGTGGCACTTTAGCAACAGCAAATGGAGGAACTGGCTTAACATCTATTGGAACAGCAGGTCAAGTATTGAAAGTTAATTCAGGTGCAACGGCATTAGAATGGGGAGCTGGAGGAGGAACTACGTATACAGCAGGTGATGGTTTAGATTTAACAGGTTCTGAATTTAGCACTGACTTAAAATCTAATGGTGGCTTAGTTATAGAATCAACAGAATTAGCAGTAGATTTAGGAGCTTCTTCAATAACAGGAACCCTAGGTGTTGCAGACGGAGGAACAGGAGCTACTACCTTAACCACAGGAAATGTACTGATAGGAAATGGAACTTCTATTAGTTTTTTAAACACAGCTGTTAAAGGAACAATGTTAGTTGGTGAAGCAGGTGCAACTTCTGCATTAGCTGTAGGTACTGATGGTCACGTTTTAACCGCAGCTTCTACAGAAGGTGTAGGAGTAAGATGGACAGCAGCAACAGTTGATGCCTCTAATATTACTGGAACTTTAGCAGTTAGCAAAGGTGGAACAGGTGCCACTACTCTTACAGGTGTATTAAAAGGAAATGGAACAGGCGCTATAACTGGATCTTCTTCTATAGGAGATTTATCTAATGTATCTTTTCCACCATCTACCAACGATGCATCAATGTATATTGGTAATGGAACTCCTAGTGGAATAGTTGGAAGTCCTACCAAAACAACTGCAGTGGGCGAAGGAGCAGGCTTTGCTACCACTACAGCGTCCCGTAATACCTTAATTGGAACTAATGCAGGATTAAGTGCAACAACAGGAAGTGATAATACATTAATGGGTTCTGATTCTGGAGATACTTTAACTATAGGAGCTGGCAATGTAATACTAGGTTCGGGTGCTGATACTAATGCTAATAATGTTAATGCTGGTATTGCAATAGGAAAAAACACTATAGTAAGCACAGGTTCTATAGCTATTGGAGATGGTGCTCAAGCAACAGGATCAAGTGCTGGTATTGCAATAGGAAGAGGAGCCGCTACTACAAACAACAGAACTGCTCTAGGAAGTAGTTCATATCCAGTAAAAACAGGCACACCAGTAGACTCCGAAGCACCAGCAGGATATATTGAAATAGAAATTAACGGAGATGGCACTTCACGATATATCCCTTATTATACCTAAAAATATTTAAAATCAAATGAAATGGAAATTAGGAAAATATCAATTGGTCCTGACTATAAGTCTGGGGCTATGCACTACCTTATCGGGCAAGATGTTCTAGGGGGTAATTATACCATACATCATATAAGACAAGAAAAAAATTGTTTTAAAATTTGGATTATTAGAGACAATGAGATTGTTCTTTGGAAAAGTTTTAATGCAACTATCCCCGTATCTATAGAGTATAATATTAACTTTTAGTATGAAGTCACCTTTTGGTTTTATCGTAACACCAGTGAAAAATACCAGGTACGATAATGTAAAAAAAATAGGAGATATTAACTTTATCACTAGTTCTTCTAAAGAAGACCACACCGTATCTAATCGTTTTGCTAATGTAATATCTACTCCAATAAATTATGATGGTGACATAAAAGTAGGAGACATATTAGTAGTTCACCACAATGTATTTAAATATTACAACGATATGAAAGGCCGAGAAAGAAGTGGTAGAAGTTTTTTAAAAGACAACTTGTTTATAGTAGAACCTACTCAGTTTTTTATGTATAAGCAAGATGGTCAATGGAAGTCACACTTAGATTATTGTTTTGTAAAACCATTTTCTAAAGAAAAATCTGTTATATTTAATAACGATACTTATCAACCACTCACAGGAATTATTGAAGTTACTAATGACATACTTACTGAATTAGGTGTTAAAAAAGGAGATAAAGTTTGTTTTAAACCTGAGTCAGAATATGAGTTTAAAATAGATGATCAAACATTATATAGAATGAAATCTAAGAATATAACAATGACGTTATGAGTAAAGAAATTAAATTAAAAATAATTCAAGCAGGTAGAAAAGCAGTAGACCAACTAATTAAAGTAGCTGAAGAAAAGATTATTAAGCCTGACCCCGATGATGAACTAGCAGCAGACAGACTAAAAAATGCGGCAGCCACAAAAAAACTAGCCATCTTTGATGCGTTTGAAATATTAAATCGTATTGATGCAGAAGAAGAGGCTTTAAACAGTGTAAATAAAACTAGTACTAACCAAGGATTTGCAGAGAGAAGATCGAAATAGTTTATATAAAGTCGTACAGGATATTGTACCAAAAACAGCTATGGCTAAGAAAAATAAAGCCAAAAACTGGGAATATGGTTACAATGAAAAGTATGATATTGTAGTTATTTCTAAAGATGGAACACTAGGTGACATTTACGAGATTCAAGGATTAAAAATAGGGCTACCTAAAGCACCATCTAAATATTATTCTAATAAGGAAAAATGTTGGCAACCTTTTGAGTATCCTAAAGCATTATCTAAAATAAAGTCTATATTTCAGTGGAATGAAATGCCGTCTTCATTCAAAGACGCTTGGGTAAATTATATAGAGCAAGAGTTTGATAGAAGAGAAGAAGGTTTTTGGTTTGATAATAATAATGTGCCTACTTACATTACAGGTACTCATTATTGTTACTTACAATGGACTAAAATTGATGTAGGACATCCTGAATTTAGGGAAGCTAATAGAATATTCTTTTTATTTTGGGAAGCTTGCAAAGCAGATAAAAGAAGTTTTGGAATGTGTTATTTAAAAATAAGACGTTCTGGTTTTTCATTTATGGGCTCAGCAGAAACAGTTAATACCGCCACCATATCTAAAGATGCTAGAGTAGGTGTACTATCTAAAACGGGTACTGATGCTAAGAAAATGTTTACAGATAAAATAGTTCCTATATCTAATAATTATCCGTTCTTTTTTAAACCTATTCAAGATGGTATGGATAAACCAAAGACAGAATTATCTTATCGTGTTCCTGCTAGTAAGATTACTAAAAGAAATATGTATCTTACTGATAATCAAGAACTTGAAGGTTTAGATACTACTATTGATTGGCGTAATACTTCTGACAACTCTTATGATGGTGAGAAACTACAACTACTTATTCACGATGAAAGTGGTAAGTGGGAAAAGCCTGAAAACATACTAAATAACTGGCGTGTAACAAAAACTTGTTTGAGATTAGGTAGTAAAATTATTGGTAAGTGTATGATGGGCTCCACATCAAATGCATTAGATAAAGGAGGTAATAATTTTAAAAAACTATACTATGATTCTGATGTAAAAAACAGAAATGCTAATGGTCAAACTAAATCTGGTTTATATTCTTTATTTATTCCTATGGAATGGAATTTTGAAGGTTATTTAGATAAGTATGGTATGCCTGTTTTAAATACCCCAGAAAGAGCTATTCAAGGAAACGATGGAGAGTATATTACTACAGGATCTATTAATTATTGGGAGAATGAAGTAGAGTCTTTAAAAAATGATGCTGATGCACTTAATGAATTTTATCGTCAATTTCCTAGAACAGAGTCTCACGCATTTAGAGACGAAAGTAAACAATCGTTATTTAACTTAACTAAATTATACCAACAAATAGATTATAATGATGGTTTAATTAAAGCAAGGTATTTAACACGAGGTAGTTTCTTTTGGGAAAATGGTGTTCAAGATTCTAGAGTAATATGGAGTCCAAATAAAAGTGGTAGATTTTTAGTTAGTTGGCTTCCTAAGCAACAATTACAAAACAGGAAAGAACAAAGAAACGGAAGGTATTATCCTGGTAACGAACACCTTGGTTCTTTTGGCTGTGACAGTTATGACATCTCTGGAACAGTAGGAGGAAAGGGGTCTAATGGAGCTTTACACGGAATAACTAAGTTTCATATGGATGATGCTCCAACCAATGAGTTTTTTTTAGAATATGTAGCCAGGCCACAAACAGCAGAGATATTTTTTGAAGAAGTATTGATGGCTTGTATATTTTATGGTATGCCTATACTTTGTGAAAATAACAAACCTAGATTACTATATCATTTTAAAAACAGAGGCTATCGTGGGTATTGTATGAATAGACCTGATAAACAATTTAATAAACTATCTAAAACAGAAAAAGAGCTGGGTGGTATTCCTAATACTTCAGAAGATGTAAAACAATCTCACGCTTCAGCTATTGAATCTTATATAGAAAAATATGTTGGTTTAGATTTATCAGAACAGTTTAGACCAATGGATGAAATGGGTTCAATGTACTTTACAAGAACTCTAGAAGATTGGGCTCGTTTTGATATTAATAAAAGAACTAAATTTGATGCTACAATTAGCTCAGGCCTAGCTATTATGGCCAATCAAAAACATTTATATACTCCTGTCAAAAAAGAGTCAAAAATAAGCATTAACTTTGCAAGATATGCTAATAAGGGGAATTTAAGCGAATTACTAAAATAAATGAAAGACGTTGAGATATTACTAAACCCCGCAGGTTTTCCAAATCAATTTGCCACTGATGCTGAAAAAGCAACAATGGAGTATGGATTACAGGTAGGTCAGGCCATTCAGTATGAGTGGTTTAGAAAAGGTGGAGGTAGCTGTAGATATTATAGTCAACTCCAATCTTTTAATCAATTAAGAAGATATGCAAGAGGTGAGCAATCAGTAGCTAAATACAAAAATGAATTAGCTATTGACGGTGACTTATCTTATTTAAATTTGGATTGGACTCCAGTTCCCATCCTTCCTAAGTTTGTAGATATTGTTGTTAATGGAATGTCTAATAGATTGTTTCACGTAAAAGCATATGCTCAAGACGCTCTATCAAGTGAACATAGAAACAAATACCAGAAGTTAGTTGAAAGAGATATGCTTAATAAAGATATCTTCAGTGACTTCCAAGACTCTTTTGGTATCAACCCATTTATGACAGATGTAGAAGATCTTCCAGAAAACGATGAAGAACTGCAATTACATATGCAATTAAAATATAAACCATCTATTGAAGTAGCTGAAGAAGAAGCAATTAATACAGTATTAGAAGAAAATCATTATTTAGATATTAAAAGAAGAATAGATTATGATATGACTGTTTTAGGAGTTGGAATGGCCAAGCATCAGTTTTTACCAGGAAGCGGTGTTCAAGTTGATTATGTAGACCCAGCTAATGTTGTGTATAGTTACACAGAAGACCCACATTTTAAAGATTGTTTTTATTGGGGTGAAGTTAAAACAATGCCAATAGCAGAGCTTATTAAAATTGATCCTGAATTAACTAGAGAAGATTTAAAAAAAATATCTCAATATAGCCAGACTTGGTATGATTATTATAATGTAAATAGGTTTTATGAAAACACTTTATTTTATAAAGACACCGCTACGTTAATTTATTTTAACTATAAGACTACTAAAAAGTTTGTATACAAGAAAAAAATATTAGAAGGCGGAGGGGAAAGGATAATTGAAAAAGACGATAGTTTTAATCCGCCTGAAGATATGATGAAGGAGGGTAAGTTTGAAAGAGTAGAAAAAACTATTGAGGTGTGGTATGAAGGAATTATGGTAGCTGGCTCTAATATTTTACTCAAATGGGAAATGGCTAAGAATATGGTTCGACCTAAGTCAGCTTCTCAGCACGCAATGCCTAATTATGTGGCTTGCGCTCCAAGAATGTATAAAGGAAATATAGAATCATTAGTAAGAAGAATGATTCCTTTTGCAGACCAAATACAAATCACTCATTTAAAATTACAACAAGTAGTTGCTAAAATGGTTCCAGATGGTGTATTTATAGACGCTGACGGATTAAATGAAGTGGATTTAGGCACTGGTCAAGCGTATAATCCTGAAGATGCTTTAAGACTTTATTTCCAAACAGGTAGTGTAGTAGGTAGAAGTTATACTCAAGATGGTGAGTTTAACAATGCTAGAGTTCCAATACAACAACTAAATACTAGCAGTGGTCAATCTAAGATGGCTGCATTAATAGGAAATTATAACCACTACTTAGGAATGATTAGAGCAGTAACTGGATTAAATGAAGCTAGAGATGGATCAACACCTGACCCAAATGCGTTAGTTGGTGTTCAGAAGTTAGCAGCTCTTAATTCTAATACAGCTACTAGACATATACTAGAAGGTAGTTTATATATAAGTAGAACTATTGCGGAAGGATTATCACTAAGAATAGCTGACTTACTAGAGTTTGCTCCATTCAAAGAAGAGTTTGCTAATCAAATAGGAAAATATAACGTAGATAGAATAGAAGATATTAAAGATTTATATATATATGACTTTGGAATATTTATTGAAATAGCTCCAGATGAAGAAGAAAAAGCAATGCTGGAGCAGAATATTCAAATGGCATTATCTAAAAACGATATTAATTTAGAAGACGCTATTGACATTAGAGAGGTTAGAAACTTAAAAATGGCTAATCAGTTATTAAAACTTAAGAGAAAAAGAAAACAAGATGCTGATAGGGAAGCTGCAGCAATGCAACAACAAATGACTGCTCAAACTCAATTCCAATCTCAGAAGATGGCTTCGGACGCAGCAATGCAAAAGATACAGTTAGAGGGTGAAATGAAAATGAGATCAAAACAAGCGGAAATTGCTTTTGAAATAGAAAAGTTAAAAAACGAAGCTTCGTTAAAACAACAGTTAATGACTTATGAATTTCAACTTAATATGCAATTAAAGGGAGTTGAAGAATCAGCTATCAATACAAGAGAAACAAAAAGAGAAGAGGCTAAGTCTGAAAGGATTAGCCAACAAAATACTGAGCAATCAAAGTTGATTCAACAGAGGCAACAAAAATTACCTCCAGTTAACTTTGAATCAAAAGAAGACAGTTTAGATGGGTTCGATTTAGCAGAGTTTGAACCTCGATAAAATAAATAAAATAATTAGTAACTTTGCATAATAAAATCAAATTAAATGGAAATTAAAGTAAAAGAATACGATTCTGGACCTCAGAAGTCAAAAGCACAAGTAGAGGAAGAATTGTTACAAAAGCACGAAGCCGAAGTAAATGGTGAGAGTGTAGAAGAGAATAAGGTAGAAGCAGTTAGCATAGGTGAAACTAAAACAGAAGAACCTATTAAAACTGAAGAACCAATTAAAGAAGAGCCTGTAGTGGGGGAAAAACCACAAATGGGCGAACAAGAAGTTCTTTCATTTATTAGAGAGAAGTACAGTAAGGAAGTTAATTCTATTGATGACCTTCTTGCTAAAAGAGAGCAAGAAGAGTTACCAGCAGATGTAGCAACTTATTTACAGTACAAAAAAGAGACTGGTCGTGGATTTGAAGACTTTGCTAAAATCAATAAAGATTATAGTAAAGAAAGTCCTGATCAAGTATTATCTATGTATTATGCAGAGATGGAAGAGGGTTTAGATAGAGATGAAATAGACTATTTGCTTAACTCTAAGTTTGGAACTGACCCAGAAGTGGATTCAGAAGATGAAATTAAAAAGAAAAACATAGATAAGAAAAAAGAACTTGCAAAGGCTTTAAAACACTTTGAAGGTCAAAAAGAAAAATACAAAGTTCCTGTTGAGTCAATGGGCGCTAAAATTTCGGATGAAGACCAGCAAATGTTAAAAGCTTATCAAGAACAAGTGGAGAAATCCAAGGAAGCTCAAGGTTTAGCCCAAAAGCGATCAGAGAACTTTCAGGAAAACACCAATAAATTGTTTACTGAAGAATTTAAAGGTTTTAAGTTTAACATCAGTGATAAAGAATATGTTTATTCTCCTGGCGATTTCAACGAACTGAAGAAGTCTCAATCTGACATTATGAACTTTATATCAAGGTTTACTAATGATCAAGGAGAGATATCGGATGTAGTTGGATATCACAAGTCGTTGTCAATGGCAATGAATCCTGAAAAGTTCGCAAAGTATTTTTACGAGCAAGGGGTGGCATCAGCTGTTAATGAGTCTGCTAAAAAATCTAAAAATATAAATTTAGATATGAGGCAAACTCCGCAGGTGACATCTAAACAAGGATTTAGTGTTAAGGCTACGACACCCTCGTCTAGGCGGGGATTGACAATTAGGTCACCAAAAAATAAATAAGTTAAACATTAAAAACAAAAAACAATGAGTTTAAATATACCGGGGTTTGCTCTACAGCCAAGTGCTACTAGAGTACCAACCGCAACAAACTATATGACAAGTTTTGATTTTTTAAATCAATATTTGCCAGACACATACGAAAAGGAATTTGAGAGATATGGAAACAGAACTCTTTCTTCTTTCTTAAGAATGGTAGGTGCTGAGATGCCTTCTAATTCTGACCTTATTAAATGGGCAGAACAAGGTAGATTACACATTAAATATACAGACGTAACTACTAACGCTACTGCTGGACTTGGACAAGGAACATTTACAGTTGCTGACACTTTGATTCCCGCAAACCAGATAATGGCTGCTGCTGGTACAGCATCAGAAATAGCTATTAGAATAGGTCAAACAGTTATGATATCTGGAAACGCTGGCTTTGCTAGTATTGCTAACAAGGGTGTTGTTACTGCTATTACTGCAAATACTTTCACTTGTTCTTTCTACGAAACAGGAGGATATAGTGGGACAGGTAGTGCTTCAGAAAAACTAAGTGTTTTCATTTATGGTTCTGAATTTAAAAAAGGAACTCCTGGAATGGAGAAATCTTTAGAGCCATTTGACACGATTCTTGAAAACAATCCTATTATCATCAAAGACAACTACGAAGTAAGTGGTTCTGATATGGCTCAAATCGGGTGGGTAGAAGTATCTACTGAAGATGGAGCTAATGGATACCTATGGTATTTAAAAGCAGAGCACGAAACAAGAATGAGGTTTGAAGATTACTTAGAAACTGCAATGGTTGAAGCTGTTAAAGCTGAAGGAGCTGTAGCTAATGGCGCTGCTGCTGGTGGTTTTGTTGGTTCTGAAGGATTATTTTCTGCTATTGAGACAAGAGGTAATATCTTTACAGGTGCTATTACTAATTTAGGAGATTTCGATTCTATTATCGAAAGACTAGATAAGCAAGGCGCTATTGAGGAAAATGTTCTTTTCTTAAACAGACAAACATCTTTCGAGATTGATGATATGTTAGCTGCTCAGAACTCTTATGGTAATGGTGGTTCATCTTACGGATTATTTGATAATGACGAAGAGATGGCATTAAACCTAGGATTTTCTGGATTTAGAAGAGCATATGATTTCTACAAGACAGACTGGAAATACCTTAACGACCCTACAATGCGAGGTGGTTTAGTTGGTGGAGCTATTGATGGTGTATTAGTACCAGCTGGTTCAACTAACGTTTACGACCAAGTATTAGGAAGAAACGCTAAGAGACCATTCTTACACGTAAGATACAGAGCTTCTGAAACTGAAGACAGACGTTATAAGTCTTGGATTACTGGTTCGGCCGGTGGTGCAGCTACTAGCGATAGAGATGAGATGAGAGTTAATTTCTTATCAGAAAGAGCACTATGTACTATGGGTGCAAACAATTTCGTATTGTTCAAATAATAGTATAATTTATGGAGGGGAGCAATCCCCTCCTATTTTTTAAAATTTAAATTAAATCAAATGAAAAAAAAGAAAGAGATAAAAGACCGTGTGTATAAGTTGAGAAACGGTCATCAACCATTAAGTCACACGATTAATTCTAGAAACACAAGAAGAAAGCCATTATTATATTTTGATGGTGAACACAATAGACCTTTACGTTATGCATCCAATCAAAAGAGTCCTTTTGAAGATGAGCAAGATAAAAACGTAATATTAGACCCAGTTATTTTTGAAGATGGAATGTTGTATGTTCCTAAAAACAATCCTGTATTACAGGAATTTTTACATTACCATCCAGACAATGGTTCTGTTTTTGAGGAAGTAGACAAAGAAGCAGATGCTCAAAAAGAAGTAGATTATTTAGAGATTGAGGCAAAAGCATTTAAACAAGCTGCTGAATTAACTTTAGATCAAATGGAAACTTTAGGTAGAGTATTCTTGGAACTTAGAGTAGGTAATTTGACTACTGCTGAATTAAAAAGAGACATTATACTATTTGCTAAAAACCATCCGGAAGACTTCTTAGATTCTCTTAATGACCCAATGTTGGAACTACAAGATACTGTAGTTAAAGTATTTGACAAAGGATTATTAAGCTTAAGAAACAACGGTAAGGATGTTTATTATAATCTTAAGACTAAAAAGACCAAGCTTTTAACTATTCCTTTTGGAGATGATCACGTACAGACAGTGGCATCATTCTTCCAGAAAGACGAAGGCATTGACATATACAAAGCCTTCCAAGATATGTTAGAAAAATAGGCTATCTTTGTAAGATTATTAACCACTTAATTTTTTAAACTATGCAAAAGTTTTTAAGTATACCAGTTACAAACGAGCAAAAACAATTAGTCTCGTGTAACGACATTAAATTAATCGAACAATTCTCTACAACCGTAGTAAAAGTCACTTACGGAGGAGGAAAAGTAACAAGTATTACTCACGCAACAGCAGCTTCAGGAAACGAAGAAATGAGAGATGCTATTCAGGATGGTGTTGTTCAAGTATTGAAACAACAATGGACTGAAGTTATTTTAGAAATGGATTCTTTACCACTAGCGGTAAGCGGAATCGCAATAGCTTAAGATATGGAGAAGTTTTTAAACGTACCCGTATATAAGGAAGTTGTAAACGACACGTCTGTTACTGCGGTTGGTTCTGCAGATTTAACAGTTACTGGCAATGCATTTGCTAATGTGTCTGTTGGAGATATTGTTCACGTAGACGCAGCAGGTATTAATAAGTATTTTTTAGTTGCTAGCAAAATAGACAATAATAATGTTACTTTAACAGCTTTAGATGGTGGAACTACACCAGTAGCAGCTGATTTAGACTTTTTTATTCATTCATCAACTGTTAACAACGGTCAATTGGTTTCTGGATCAGGAGTTTTATTAGTAGAACAAGCTAGTACTAGCACTGTTAAAATAACTTATGACAAAGCAAGTTCTTTAGATACAATCACTTTAACACACACTCCTGTTGCTTCAGGAAGTGAAGCAGTTAGAGATTTGATTGAAGAAGGAATAGTTAAAGGTTATACTTCTAGCTGGACGGATGTTTCTCACGATGTATCTGTTTTACCTAACAAAGTAATAGGTATTTCTATAGCCGCTTCATAATATATATATATTTAAATTACACAAGAGCTTCTATTACTAGAGGCTCTTTTTTTTTGCTTATCTTTGTATGAAAAGATTTTAGATGATAAATTCTGTTAGAAATACTGTTCTTTCTATACTGAATAAAAATAATTACGGATACATATCTCCAAGTGACTTTAACCTTTTCGCAAAACAAGCACAATTAGATATATTTGAAGATTATTTTTACCAGTATAATAATCAAATAAATAAAGAGAACAACAGACTTACTAGACTATCTGGAACCGGATATGCTGACATTACCAAAGGAATAGAAGAAGTAATAGATAGTTTTTCAGTTACGTCATTCTTAACTAGAGTTAATGCCAATATTTATTCGCTTCCTACTGATTATTATTTAATTAATAAAATATTCTATTACTCTACTCAGTTAGCTTCAGGAACTACTACAGGAACTACTGCAGGTAAATTAGATGATGTGGATGCTAACTTTTTAGGAGTAGTAAGCATAGGTGACATAGTAGTAAATACCACTGACTCCACATCTGCTTTTGTAACAGCAGTTGCTAACACATCACTTACTTTAAGTAGTGATATAATAGTAAGTGGAGAAAATTATGTAATTTATAATAATAATGATATTAGTGAAGTAGAGAGAGTTAATCAAGATAAAATATTTTATTTAACTAACTCTAATTTGACAGCTCCTACTAAACAATATCCAGCTTACGTTTTAGAAGGAAATAATGTTACTGCTTATCCAACTACTATATCTGGAGTGTCTGATTTACAAACTCAATATGTTAGATACCCAAAAGACCCTAAATGGACTTTTACTTCTCTTAGTGGCGGTCAACCTCTTTTTGACCAATCTCAAGCAGATTATCAAGATTTTGAGCTACCACTGTCAGACGAAACGGATTTAGTAATAAGTATTTTAAAATATGCTGGTTTATCTATTAGAGAATCTGAAGTAGTTCAAGTAGCTGATGCACAGCAAAAAATGGAAATGGTACAAGAAAATAGTTAATGGCTTATATATCACAATATCAATATTATGAAAACAATGGTAATGTTCCTGAGAATGCCAACTGGGGTTCTTACCAATATGTTTCTTTACAGGATATCGTAAATAACTATATGTTAATGTACGTTGGTAACAACAAATTAATTAACAATGTAGATAGATATCAAATTTTATTTCACGCTAAAAGAGCGATACAAGAACTAAACTACGATGCTTTTAAAGAAATAAAAATATTACAGTTAGACGTAGGAGATAATCTAAGATATATATTACCGTCAGATTACATCAACTGGGTGAGAGTGTCTATATATCATAACGGTTATTTATTTCCTTTAACAGAAAATATTCAAACTAATTACGCAGAGGCTTATCTTCAAGATAATAATAATAAGATTTTATTTGATCAAGATGGTAATGTATTAAAACCAGAAAACTCTACTATTGATTTAGAAAGAATTAATAATACTAAAAAAAGTATTTATTTAAATAAAAATAGCCCTTACGACAATATGGAGGGTTGGTGCATAGATGGATGCTGGTACTTTGATTATGCTGTAGGAAAAAGGTTTGGTTTAAATACTGAGACTGCTAACGCACTGCCTACATTTAAAATAGATAGTAAGGGTGGCGTTATTAATTTTAGTTCAGGAGCAGCTAATAGGTCTGTTATATTAGAATATGTTTCAGATGGTATGGAAAATGGTAATGACTCTTTAGTTACTGTAAACAAAATGTTTGAAGAGTTTTTATACTCTTATATAAGTTATTCTATATTAAATACTAAACTAAACGAACCAGAATACATTATAAACCGATACAGAAAAAGCAAGTCAGCACTATTAAGAAATGCCAAAATAAGAATGAGTAACATTCACCCTGGAAGACTACTTATGAATTTAAGAGGCCAGGATAAGATTATAAAGTAATATGCAATTAAATAGTTTATTCTTTAAAGGCGTAATGAATAAGTCTACTGACGAAAGGATACTACCTCCTGGAGAATATGTAGATGCATTAAATGCTAGATTAGGTTCTACAGAAGATTCTGAGATTGGAACTTTAGAGAATACCAAAGGAAATACTTTATTAACCAATATCACTAATCAAGGAGTGGCATTAAGTGCTAATGCACTTTGTATTGGTTCTTATGCAGATGATTCTGATGAAACTATTTATTGGTTTATTACTGATCCTGGAGTAGTTGATTTAATTGTTTCATTCAATGTAAAAACTTCTGTTACAATATATCATATTATATCTACTACTATTCTTAATTTTAACCCTAGTTATTTAATAACAGGAGTTGAATTAATAGATAGATTTTTAATATTTACAGATAATTTAAATCCACCTAGAAAAATAAATGTAGATAGGTCTTACGCATTTCCTGTTGGTGGTGTAGACCAAATAACAGCAGATGAGATTAAATTAATAGTAAAGCCACCTATAAATCCACCAACCTTTACTTTATCTAGTGCTGATAATGATGATCAAAGTTTTTTAACAGATAAGTTTATTTCTTTTGCATACAGGTTTAGGTATGAAGATGGAGAGTACTCTGCTTTATCTCCATTTAGTTCACCTGCATTTGAACCTGAAAATGATATTCCTGTAAAAGTAGATTTTAATACTATTAAAAATGAATCAATGGTTAATGCATATAACGCAGCCACTGTTTTTTTTAATACAGGCTCTTCTTTAGTAAAAGAAATAGAAGTTTGTTATAAAGAAAGTTCAAGTTTAGTAATTAAAGTAATAGATAGATATAGTAAATCAGATTTAGGATGGGCAGATAATACTACTCAATCTATATTTTTTAGAAACAAAGAAGTATTTAGTGTTCTTTCAGCAAATGAATCTTCAAGGCTTTATGATGCCATTCCATTAAAAGCTAAAGCTTTAACACAATCTGGAAACAGATTAATGTTAGGTAATTATGTAGATGGGTATGATATGAAAGACAGTAGTGGGTTAGACGTTAAATTAGATTATGTAACTAGTTTAGTTAATATACCTGGTGAATTTAAAGGTCAATTATTATCTTCAGACTATCAAGTGCTTAATGCTAGTTCAAGTCCTAGCACAATAAGTGTGGATAAATCAAAAGCAGTTTATGATTTTGGTTTAACACAATTTAATCAAGGAGCTTTTGTTTCTTTTACAGCTACTTTTACAAGTTTATCGAGTGGTGCTAATATATATAATCAAACTGCAGCAACATTAAATTTAACAAGGTCTTCTGATTTTTCATTTACAATTACTTCTACTATTCAATTGACAGATACTTATGCTGATGTGGCTTCATTTGTAGGTAGTGATGATTTTAAAAATTTAATAGGAACAGGTTTAGGTTCTGCTACTTCTCCTCCTTTTAAAACTTTTGCAAGTGCTGCTACAGGGGTTACAGCAACAGACCAGTTTAATAGTAATTTATTAGATAATAGCGCAATTAATAGTGTGGGCGGAGCTAGTGTAACTGCTATTAATTCAGCCGTTCCAAATGCTGCTGCAGCTTCTTCTACTATTGTTTCTCCATCTACTTACCCAACAGGGCAAACGGGATTTGTAGAGGCGTTTACAATGACCAGCCCAACACAAGTAAGTTTACAAACTTTAATGGCTGTTTATGAAGCAGGAGGCGTTAAGTCATTTGAGGGGTTTGAATTTGCTGACCCTGAAACTAATCCTAGTTTTTTTACTATTAGTTCAAATAGAGATAAAGAGAGTTTACACAGTAATAGAGATTATGATGTAGCTATAATTTATATGGATGATTATGCTAGGTCTAGCACTGCATTAGTTAGTTTAGATAGTAGTATTAATGTGCCTGCACAAAATTCTACATTAATTAATAAAGCACAGGTTAATATTCCTATTTCTCAAAAACCACCATCTTGGGCAAAATATTATAAGTTTGCTATCAAGCCATCTAAATTAAATTATGATACTTTGTTTTTTATTAGAGCTGAGCCAGACAAAAATGACTCTACTGAATTTTTCTGTTTATTAGAGGGGGAGACTGCTCAAAAAGTATCGGATGGAGAAGTATATACAGTAAAAAGAGATATTGATGGGCCTAAAAATTCTTATATAGAGGCTACTTGTTTAGAGAAAACCACTAATCCTAATATTGACACTGCCTCTGCCTCTTATCCAGGACCAGGTCCTTATGCTAAGTTTTCTCCTGGAAATGAATACAGAGTAAATGAACCTGGTTTAATTAATGAAAAAAATGGTAAAAAACAAAAAAATGTTTTACTTCCATTTAGAGGTATTGATGCTGTTTGTGTGTTGTCTACTGGATCAACTAATCCATTTTCAAGTGCTACCATAAAAGAAGGAACTAATGTCACTATAAAAATAAGATGTGAAAGACCAGATAATAGACCTAGTAGCACTTCAAACAAGGAGAACAAAAATAAATTCAGTAATCTAATAACCACAAGAAGAGCTGACAAACAGTATTCATCAGGAGCAACACTTCAAGATAATTTAAACCAAATGGTGCAGCAGCAGTTTACAAATAATAATGGGTTTTTTGCAAACGATGAAATAGATTACGGTGGAAATGAAGGTGTAAAATTTAGATATAAATTAAATAATGCTATTACAGTTACTGATGATGACGCCCCAATAGTGCCTTCTCAAAATGCTTCGAATTATGGAGAGCATATTGTTAGTTTTAACACTTTTGATGATGGTGGTTCTTCTGTTGCAGGAATTGGAATTAAGTCAGGGTTTGAGACTAGGTTAAATTACATAACTAATGGAACTTCAAAAGTCTCTATACAAGTAAAAATAACTAACATACCTGATGGTCTTTTTGTATTAGAAACAGATGGAGAAGATGCTGCTGATGAAATATATTATGAAGGAAATCAAGTTTTTGAAATAACTAATGATTTACATACTGGCAGTGTTCAAAACCAAAATACTTGGACTTTTTATGATAATGCTCAAAATAATGCTTATAGAAGTTCTCAAAGTTTACCCGCATCTACTTATTATGGTGGAAACCTAGCTCTTACCAGTACTGGAGGAGCTGCTGATGACGCACCGTTTGAAGTGGGTGATACAGTAAACGTCCAACAAACTAATTTATCTCCAACTAATCCTCAGTATAATGGTACTCATACTATATTAGAAAAACCAGATGCTAAAACCATTGTATTAAGTGTGGCTTTTGGTGCAGCAACTCCAGTTGAGGGAGGTACAGTTGATGCAGACGCTATTATTGTTAGTAATTTCTTTAACTGTTATGCTTGGGGAAATGGTATGGAAAGTTGTAAAATACAAGATTCTTTTAAAGAGGATGCTGTAAACATTGGAGAAAGAACTTACACTTTAGCACTTTCTGAATTTAAACAAAAACGAAGAAATGCATCTATTACCTATAGTGGTGTATACAATGATGAGACCAAACTAAATAGACTTAATGAATTTAATTTAGGCATACTTAACTTCAAAGACTTAAATGAAGACTTTGGAAATATTGAACTTCTTAAAGCAAGACAAAATGATTTATTAGTACTACAAGAAGATAAAGTATCTTATGTTTTGGTAAATAAAAACTTACTTACCACTGCTACTGGTCAATCTGATGTCACCTCTACACCAACAATATTAGGTAAGCAAATCACTCGATTAGAAGAATATGGCATTAGTCACAATCCAGAAAGTTATGCTGAGTTTGGTTATGATAAATATTTTACGGATGCCAAGCGTGGTGCAGTGATTAAGTTAACCGGTAGCTCTTATTCTAATGAATCACTAGAAGTTATATCCCAAGCAGGAATGAGGTCTTATTTTAGAGATTTATTTATAGAAGATTTTAATACTCAAAAAATAGGAGGTTATGATCCATATATGAATGAGTATGTTTTAAGTAGTAACAACAAAACTTTACCCGTTGACACTCAAGTAGTGGCTTGTGGATCAGAACTAGAATTCAATAATCAAACATCAAGCTTTACTTATACAGTTAATTTAGGTAATGCAATGGGAACAACTGATATAGACTATAATGTTACTTCAGGTAATATTGATATATCTGTTACTTACGATGGAAATACTGCTACGTCTGGAAGTGTTACTGGAATTGGTACTTTTCAGTTTAGTAAAGATAAACCAAATGTTGACACTGCTAGCATAACTGTTTCTATTATAGGAACATCTGCTAACTATTCTATTACTGCGCAGTGTCCAGATGCTAATGTAATTAATGTATATCAAATATGTATTAATAGTGAGTTTACTGGTTTAGCTCCTAGTATTCATAATCAATATGAATGGGTTTCAACTAGTTTAACACCAACTGTATCTAGTCCACTTATCAACCAACCTGTGACTTTTACAAATGTTGCTACAGGAACAGGTAGTGGAACACAGAGAGTTGCTCAGTATCAGGTGTATACTTCTCAAGTAGCGGTAGGAACTACTCCAACACCTAATGCTATAGTAACTGTTAAGTCTGCTAAAACAGGCTCAGATACATTTGATTTTAATACTAATAATGGAAATAGATTATTGCATTTATTAAGTAGTACTACTTATGTTAATACACAAACAGGTATTAATAATTTATTAACTGCAGCTGCAAGCAATAATTTAACTATATCCAACACATCTACAGGAGTTTTTGAAGGTTCTTTTACTTATACTAATACTGGTACTACTCCAGTGTCTAACTTATATTTAATATATGACTACAGAACATCAACTGCTGTTAGTTTATCTTTTGGGTCTACTGAAAGTATAGTTTGTAATGGTTTAGGAACTTTAGGAACTTATTATATAGATGCTGCTGTTCCATCTGAATCAACCGCTATTTATAATGATGCTGCAATGACAGTGCCTGCAGCGGTTGGTTATTATTTATATGTTAATCCAAACCCAACAGTAGTTGATACGTATTGGTTAAGACAAGATGCAAATGGATTAATTGTTCAAGTAAGTTT